CTTCAATTCATCTTCTTTGATCAATTCAGCAATCCAAAAGATCACAGGTTGCACTTGATCTTTCTTTTGGATTTGCAACACAAGATCAATTGAATCAATATTTGATAATTTAAAAACACGTTCGATTTCGTTTAAAGTCCATTCTTTTCCAAATGAAACAGACAAGATCAAAAATAATTTGATGATTTCAAACAATTCAGGTTTTTCCGTTGGATTCCATCTTTTGAAATCACAAACAGCTGTCACGCTGGATTCAATCATGCTGTGACTAATGCCATGAAGATTTAAATAGTTGTATGCATATGGTAAGCAAGTTTCTTTGAACCATTCATATTGAACATGGAAAGCTGCCAAATGTTGATGCAATTCTTTTTCAACATATCCATAGTTTTTAAAACCATGTAGCAATTTGTATTTCCTGTTTGTTCCAGTTCGAATTTCTCTTAATCTTCTATTTAAATCTTTAGTTCTTCCAATCTTGATTTCCAATGATTGTTGATCCTGAATAAAATATAAATGGTTCATAGTATTACCTTAAAAACTTCTGAATCTTTTGTGTCTACGTTTTAAAGAATTATCTGAATTGGATTTGCGTGGTGTGTAGCTTGGAACATTCAAATCAGACCAATGATGGATGATACAATCATATCGAAGTGCATCAAGTGGGTCTTCACGTCCATCTTTCTTTGGTTCGTCTTTTGTTGCAGTCCATCCATATGAAAGAATAGCCTTCCTGAATGAATTACCAATTGCACGTTCACCACGCATCCAAACTTCACGGGTGCATAAATACTTTCGTCTTGAAAAAGCACGCTTCACTTTTTGGATTCCGTTTAGCACATTGGTCAAGATTGGATCTGTGGTGAATCGCAATGGTAATCCAATTCCACCTTGATCAGGATGTTTTTTCATTTCTCTAAATGCACTTCTTCCTGTTTGATCATTGCGTGCAGCTCCTGCTTTATCTGCAACACCTGAATCCAACCAAATCCTTGGACCGGGTGCTTGGTCCTTCATGGAACGTGGATATGCAACACGCAAGATCATTTGTGCAAGTTCTGAAATGGTCACTTCCTGTGGATTGATTTCATGAACAATGATTGTTGCTTCACGCTCTTCATCATAGACCATAATCAATACACTTGGTTTTCTAAATCCCCAATCTATTGCTATTCTTCCAGTCATGGATGGATCATATTTAAAATCGTCAATCACATGGCTTTCAGTCCATTCATTATAAATCAAACCGCTTGGTGGCCTTGGCTTGTTCATCACCATTGCTTGTCTTTCTTCTTCAGGAAGAAGTTTGGTTGCTTCAAACCATTCATCAGACAAGTTGTCTTGATTTACATACGAAGTGAACAGCAGTGGATCATATCCGGCTTTTTCAGCAAGTGAACACCACCAAGCATCAGCAACAGGCAATCCAACAAGGATCAAGATTGGACTTGGACCACTGCGTAAACGTCCCAATGCTTTTTGTGCAACTTCATCATCCTTGAATGTTTGGCATTCATCGATCAATGCAACACCGCTTGTGATATTCAAACCTTCCAATGGATTGTGGGTTGCTTCACGCGTGCCCGGTCTAAAGTATGACCTGCACCAAATGGATGAACCTGTAATTGAATCAGTCCATTTGGATTCAAGTGCGTTGAACGTCCACCCAATTGGACCAAGCCATTTTTCCAACTCAGGACCAAGCACACTTCTATATCTTGGTGAAGTATCTGTAATCAGTAAACTGGAAGTACCGGGACGGATTCGACTGATGAACCATAAAGCAAACACCAATCCACTTGTCTTTCCACTACCCCATCCACACCGCGCGCTAATCACTTTATCTTGTCTTCTGATTCGTGCAACAATGTTTTGCTGCAATTCATTCAATGAAAGCATTTGTTTCATCTCCAAGTGTTTCATTTAAATAGTTTTTTGCTTGAAAGAATCTACCCATTAAAGTGTTCTGACTTACCTTTGTTTTTTGATGGATTTCTTTGAATATGTATCCTTTTCTTTTATATGAAAGAACTTGCTTGTGGATTGGATTTGGAAGTAAATCAACAAGCTGATCAAGACAAAGCCGGGTTTCCACTTCACCAATTTCACCATCATAGTACGTTTGGCTTTCATGAACGTCTTGCTGATATTTGATATATCTGTGTGCAGTTCGTCCAATGTTGTATGATAAACGGTACATAGACCTTTCAAGATACTTGGTTAAATGATTAGCATGTGGAAAGACCAAACCACGGTGTTTTGCTAATAGCTTCACAATAGCATCATGCAACAAGTCTTCATGTCTTTCAGGTCTTGTTTCATATGCAATCTTCATCAAAAGATTATATCTTGTTTCCAAGACTTCATCCAACATTGACCGGACTTCCATACATTGTTCACAGAAACAGCTCATTTTCTTACATTCCCCCATTTATAATAATCACGATACTTGGAACACTCGCATTCTTGTGGAAGATTGAATGCATGGAATTTGTGTGCAGTATGCTGTGGATTAGATTTTGAAATCATCAAATCAGCATATTGAAGTGGACTTGTGCAATGAATAATATCTTTATGATAATCATCAAAGTTTTCATAATCGACAATTGCAAAGTGTGCTTTGGATAGTTGTGTTTCATTATCAAACTTGGTTGGTTTGTATAGTAAAACTCTGATCATGTGGAAGTGTTTAAAACTTAAGTGTTCCAGAATGCATTCAGGATCATCATTATAAAATCCCATGATCAAGACATGTGGAACAACTGCTTTTGAATGAAATGCACGTTCAATGAATAGACGTGCCTTTGGAACTGTGATCTTTGAAAACTTGTTATTAAAGAATGCTTCAAATTGTTCATCAACTGTTTGATATTCTCTAACATACGCACATTTAAATTCAATGTACATTCGATCATATTCATGTGGATGTCCATATTTTGTCAGTGGCTTTTGTCGATCCACATCAAAGTTGGTTCTGTAAACAACATCACATATTTGTTTTCCACCGTGCTGAAAATCACAATAAATCTTTTCGTTGTTAAAGTGTGAACGTAAGAATGTGAAGTTGTTCATCATACTTGATTTGAATGATGTGGAAGCATAGCTTTCAAAAGCTTGTCCAAGTTGTGTTTTGCAATTATCAACGGTTTGTCCGAATTTGTCTGTGTAGTATCTTTCAGGCATTGTTTCATCCTTGAGTAGTTGAGTAGTTAAGTAGTTTAATCTTGATCTTGATCTTCTTCTTCAATAGTTCGATCAACACCAAGCAAATGGTCAGTCTGTTCAATCATCATCTTGATTTCATCCAATCCTTCTGATCTTGAAACATTCATGTCAATGTGTTCTTTCTTAGTCCAATGTTCTGGAAACCGGCGTTCAAGTATCCAAGCAGCTGCACGCCAATCTTCATTGGTGGAAAGCTTTTGAATCAATTTTGCTTCACTGACTGCAATGGCTTGTTCAACCATTTCAGCAAATTCAGGGATTTCTTTTCTCCATCGGTGCAAGCTTGCTTCACTGATTCCTTCTGCAACAGCTGCAACACGCAAGGGCATACCTTGACTAATATTATTACAGATATTATGTGCGCGTATTTCTGTGTATTTATATTTTCCTTGCGTGTGTGAAATGCTCTTATCACTTTTATTCATACTATCAATGAATACTTCACGCGCTGCTAATCCTTCTAAATCTTTACCGCTCATTTGATAGCCTTTCCAATTTGAATTTCAATTGTTGGATCTTCCACCCGGTCGATATGTGCATTTAATAATCTTTCCAAATCATGAAAGACTTCTGGAGATGATCGCAGGATTTCCACTGCTATACGCAAAACTAATTCAATTTCATGAATCTTGGTTGCTTTTCCATTAGTTTTCATTTTGCACCTTGTTTGAATATGGAAGAATTTGTGTTGTGTATAAAGTCCATCTTAATTTTTCATTGTACGTTTCAGAACGCATTGCACCTTCCACATATACAGCTGTTCCCTTCTTGCAATTTCGCAAAACAAATTCAGCTTGTTTTCCAAAGGATATGCAATTGAACCATTGTGTTTTGATTTCGCCTTTTAGCTTTTCATTCACACCAACTGAAAACTTTGCAATTGTAGTTGATTCGGTTTTGTATTCTTCAGGATCTTTTCCAAGGTTGCCAAGGAACATGGTTTTATTTAGCATTGCTTTTCTTCTTTCTTTGTTCAATGCCGGATTCAAGCATTTCACGGATGACATAAGAACGTGGTTTGTTTTCACGTTTTGCAATCTTATCCAATGCTTGAATCATAGTGATATTTAGATTTAAATGTACAAGTTTGTTAGACATTTAATTAAACCTTCTTTCCATACATATATGTATATATATACATAGTACATTGATTTCTTATTGAGTCAACCGTAAAAGATGAGATAATAAAAAAAGGTTAAAAAAAGAAAGGGTTTATTATGACTATTGATTTCAATTCATTTTGGCACATTGTTGGTTTGCTTGCATCCGTTGGTTCATTGATCTTTTATGCAGCTCGAACACTTGGAAAGACTGTTGAACAAATAGAAAGACTTCAATTGGCAATTGATACATTGCAAAAGAACTTGGAAATGCAACATACATCATGCCGTGAAGGACGTGTTGATATTTGGACGGAAATCAATGCATTTAGGGAAAGACTTGCAAAAGTGGAAGTTTTACAACAGCACCAAGCACAACAAACAAAAACGAATTGACTTGAATAAAATATAAATATCTTTATGATTGATATGGTTCATAGATTGTGTTTCTCTAGTCTCTTGAAGAAAACACATAAAGAAAGGTTAGTTCTCGACAAGCTAACCTTTTTTTATTTATAGAAATTTAGTTGACTAAATTATGTTTATTGATAAACTGTCTTTATTGCTAAAACTGTTTTTATCA